GCTGGGCTGCACTTGATGCTGACACACAGACAGCATGGGCCACATACCGCCAAGCTCTCTTAGATGTACCACAGCAAGCTGGCTTTCCACACGACATTACATGGCCCACTAAGCCTGAGTAAGGACTTATAATGCTAGGCTTCTCAGCACTCTCTCAAGTACCTCTCTCTCAAGCTACTACTTCTACTGTAGCTGTAGCTTTCTTGAACACTTCTTTAGGTCAGGCTACTACAGGTAGTTTGCTCTTTAATGCTGAAGCTAATTTAGACCTGCTTGGTGTTACAGCTGTTGGTGCTAACTCTATACTGTTTGATGCTAAAGCTTCCAGTGCCATTGTAAGTGTACTTTCTAGTATTACTATTAATGATGTAGTATTAAGAGGTGCTGCTAACGTAACACAGTCTCCTGCTACAGCTTCATTTACTGCAGGTGTAGTAGACTATCTAGCAGATGCTAACATAACGACTATAGGGGTGACTGCAGAAGCTACACCAAACATATTTTCTGATGTAGATGCTAAAGCTAATCACACTATTGCAGGTGCTGTATCTAATATTAGTGCGCAGGATGTTCTTTACACATTATCTGCTAACATAACACAACCTGCTGTAACAGCTTCTTTTACAACGGGTGTATTAGATTATAGACTCACTGCAAACATAACGCCCACAGGAGCCTCTGTAACAGGTATTGCTGATAGCTTTGGTGATATTGACGCTCAAGCACGTATCACTACAGTAGGTACTAATAGTAGTACTGCAGTTAATGACTTTGCTGATGTCAATGCTAAGGCAAGCGTAGTACCTTCTGCAGTCTCTGCTTTTCTTACGATCTACATTGGTGACTTTGCTGATGAGGATGCCCAAGCTAGAGCCTTTATGTCTCCTGCTGTAGGTGTAACAAATGCAACAAGTGTTGACTTTGATGCTAAATCTATTATAACTACAGGTAGTACATCTGCAGTATTTAGCGTATCTACGGTAGAAGGATTAGGTGGAGCTAAAGCTACTTTCTTAGGTACACTAGCTAACCTGTACAATAATTTAGCAAATCCTACTGCTGTAATATTCCCTTACGTAGACTATACAGACCTATACAATAGGGCTAATACTCTTTATATTGTCTCATATGAAGGTAGTAAGGAAGTACATATAGTATCTGAAGACAGAACTGTTTATACGGAAAGCGAACAAAGTAACAATATCGTTTACATAGCAGAAGAAACTTATACCGTTTACATTCAAAAACAACAAGGAAGCAATACCGTCTATATTGCAGCGTAAGGAATAATTATGTCATATAAATGGCCCGATAAAGATAAAGATGAGATCGTAGATTACAGCGTAGACTGGTCACGCTTTCTTGGTAGTGACACTATTTCTTCAGTCTTATGGTTTATCAAGAATTCGGATGGTGTTAAGATACAGTTAGCCGACTCTGATGTAGTCAATGGGTTGCAGTTTGTTACAGGCACACAAACTTTATACGTAGCTACAGCAAGGTTTTCTCTAGGCACAAATAATACTAGATACTTGATTACATGTCAGGTTACTACAGCATCTGGCCTTCAGTACGAGCGCAGTATATTCCTACGTGTTAAGGAGAAATAATAATGGCATATGATTATATAAGCTTAGTTAATGATGTTAATCGTCGCCTTAACGAAGTAGAACTTAACACCGCTAATTTTGTTTCTGCTACAGGTTATTACAGCTTTGCTAAAGATTCTGTTAACGCAGCTATTAGACACATTGGTCAGGAAGAGTTTGAGTGGCCTTGGAACCACGTAGAAGAAACAGAAGTACTAGCTGTAGGTGAAGTTCGTTACAGTATGCCTTACGATAGTAAGACTGTTAACATGAACACGTTTCGTATAAAACGTGATGCAACTCTTAATGTAGGTACTGTTAAGTTAAAAGTTTTAACTTATGAAGAATGGCTTGACAAGTATGCTGATTCTGAGTATAACTCTACAACAAGTACATATGGTATTCCAGAGTATGTAGTACGCACCCCAAGTAGAGAACTTATTTTTCACCCTGCACCTGATAAAGAGTATGAGGTAGTTTATGAGTATTTTAGAACAGGGTTTGACTTAGAGAGTTCTTCAGACGTACCGACTCTCCCAGAACAGTACCGCTATACTATTATAGATGGAGCTATGTATTACGTTTACCAGTTCCGTGGCGACACCCAAGCTGCACAATTATCTTTACAGAAGTTTGAGCAAGGCATTAAACAACTTCGTAGCTTACATATTAATCGCACAGAATATCTGCGAGATACAAGAGTACATTTCTAATGGCTACACAATGGCAGACATTCCCTATTGAGTTTAAAGGTGGCCTCATCTCTAATCTTAGTCTTCTGCAGCAGGGTACAAATGCTGTGGGTTCTGCTACTATTTTGCAGAACTTTGAAGCTACTAGAGAGGGAGGCTACTCTAAAATAAAAGGTTATAACAAGTATAGTGACACAGTGGTTGCTGGTTCTGGCCCTATATTGGGATTAGCTGTTGTTGAATCTGACCATGTAGTAGTGGCTAGAGAGAACGCTTCTAATGTAACAGAATATTATTATGGAGCAGGGGATGCTTGGACATCGTTAGGTGCTAGACCCTTATTAGGTAATAAAGTTCGTAATGTTATAGGCAATCTTGATGGTACTGAGAAGTTAATATTTGTTGATGGTGTTAACTACCCTGCTATATATAACACATCTACCAACGCTTTTACCGCTGTTACGGGTTTGGTAGATGTGTTAGGTGCAGAACATACAGAGTTCTTTTCAGACACAGCATGGTACGCTAAAGGAAATACTTTATACTTTACAGCCCCTTTTACTCTGGATGACTTTTCTTCAGCTAATGGCTCCGGTGTTTTTAATATAACAGAAAATATTACTGGTCTTGTTGTCTTTCGTAATCAACTTATTATATTTACTGCTAACAGCATTAAAAGACTTACAGGTAAAACGACTGCAGACTTTGATTTATCAAGTATTACAGATCGCATTGGCTGTATTAACGGTGACACTATCAAAGAAGTTGGTGGTGATATTATGTATCTTGCACCAGACGGTATCCGGCTACTTAGCGCAACTGATCGTATTGGTGACTTTGCTTTGGATATTGCCTCTGATCCTATCACTAAAGATGCCAACACTTTTCTTAGTAGCACTTCTACCTTTACCTCTGTTCTTATTCGCGAGAAAGCCCAGTATCGTATCTTTGCATATATACCTTCAGAACAGAATGAAGTTGCTAAAGGTTTAATAGCTACTAAGTTCATAGCTCAAGGTGCGGCGGGTATTAGCTGGTCTACTACTTTTGGAATAAAAGCTTATGTGGCTGATAGCCGCTATTCAGGATCAGAAGAAACTATTGTGTTTGCTAACGCTGACGGTTATGTATATGTAATGGATACAGGTAGCAGCTTTGATGGCTCAGTAATTGAGGCTATTTATGAATCTCCTTATATGCCAATTACTGATCCTCAGATGCGCAAGTCTTTTTACAAGATGACTTTATATGCTGAGCCTAAAGGTGACATGGACATAGCATTTAATGTCAAGTATGACTTTGATGAAAGCGGCTCTACTACTACGATACAACCGCCTTCACAAGATGTGAGTATTACAAGTGGTGGTGTATTTGCATTTGGATCCAGTAGATCTGTGTTTGGTAATGTTATTAGTGCGCCAAATGTTCCTCAAGTTTCTGACCCTGGAGATGCTGCAAGGTTCGGTGGTAATATAAGTAAGGTGTACCCTAATAATATTATAGGTTCAGGTAAAACCATTTCAATACGTGTGGCAGATAGGTCAATAAACCCTACATTCACTCTAGATGCTGCTCTTCTAGAGTACAGCCAAAATGATAGACAGTAAGGACTAAAACATGGCAGGTTATACACGTCAAGATACAGCAAACAACATTGCTAACGGTAACGTCATTGATGCAGATGACTTTGATGCTGAGTACAATGCTATTGAGTTAGCATTTGCTAGTTCAGGAGGGCATACGCATGACGGAACTACTGGAGGCGGTAGCCCCATTACTAAGGTAGGACCAGTGCAGGACTTAGTTGTTTCTGCTACCAACGTCTTGCCTAAAACTACAAACACATTAGATCTAGGTTCTTCAGGGGCTAAGTTTAAGAGTGGTTTCTTTTCTAGTGCCCTTAATAGTACTAGCATTACTACTACAGGCGGTGCAAACGTAGGTGGCAATCTTGCTGTCACAGGTAGTACTACACTAACTGGTAGCCTGAATGCTCCTACCGTAGACATTAACGGTGGCGCTATTGACGGTACTACTATTGGTACTACTAGTCATACTACAGGTAAATTTACTACGTTGCAGAGTACAGGACAAGCAATACTTGATACCGTAGATATTAACGGCGGCGCTATTGATGGGGCTGCTATAGGTTCTACTAGCCCTTCCTCTGGTGCGTTTACTACACTAAGCTCTTCAGGCGGTATCTCAGGGAATGTTACGGGTACAGTATCAGACGTATCAAACCATGACACTGGTGATATCGCAGAAGGCTCTAACCTTTATTTCACAGACGCAAGAGCACGTAGCACTATTTCTGCTACAGATCCTTTAAGCTATGACTCTGCAACAGGTGAAATGACCTTTACTCAGGGTGATACAGATACCGTAGCAGAAGGTGTCACTAACTTATACTACACAACAACTCGTGCTACTACAGATGCCAAAGCTGCTATCAGTGTTACTGACTCTGGGGGTGATGGTAGCTTATCTTACTCTGATGGTGCTATTACGTACACTGGTCCTACTGCTACTGAGACACATGCTCACTTTAGTGGAGGTACAGGCGTAAGCATTACAGATGGTGTAGTAGCTATTGGTCAGGCTGTAAGTACTACATCAGATGTTACGTTTAATGACCTTACTGTATCAGGTGATCTGACTGTATCAGGTACAACTACCACAGTAAATACTGAAACACTCAACCTTGCAGATAATCAAATTGTTCTCAACTCTAATGAGACAGGCACACCTACACAGAATGGTGGTATTGAGATTGAGCGTGGCACATCTACAAACAAAACTCTTGTGTGGAATGAGACAGACGATAAGTGGACAGTAGGCAGTGAAACATTTGTAGCAGGTACTTTTGAGGGTGCTCTTATAGGGAATGTTACGGGCAACTCTGATACATCTACAAGCCTTGAGACAGCTCGTACTATTACCTTATCTGGTGATGTAACAGCTACAGCTACATCATTTGATGGCTCAGCCAATATAACACTAACTACAGCACAGGCTAATAACTCTGTTGACTTAGGTACGCATACTACGGGGAGCTATGTAGAGAGCCTTGTAGCGGGTACAGGTGTTACT